CGGCAATGCGCACGACCCATCTTTCCAAGAGATCTGCGACGGAAATTATCGGCATCCAGCCCGCCGCATTTACCTTCGTTACGTCGAACGGTACGGGATTGATCCGTATCGACGTCCACGCAAGCTCCTCGCGGGCGAACGTATCCTGTACGATCTTGAACCCCGCATTCAGAGGACGGTTCTGTGTCTGCCCGGTTTGGGGGTTCCGGCGGTATCGCTTTTTCGCGTTTTTGTAGTGCAGAATCCCCACGAAACACTGCTTCAGGATCGGGTTTTTCAAATTCGTTGCGGGCTTTACGCAGAGCATCCCGCCCTGTACTTTCCATGTAACTGCGGGAACGGCTTCGGCATTCATGGGATAGGGTAATTCCGTCCACTTATTCACTCCGTCCCCGATCTTATGACGACCCGTGTCTGATTCGTAGACGACCTCGCCATCGAGTAGTAAGGGATTGGCCGCTTTGAGCGCCGCTGCCGTATATTTCGGGTGTTGTATTCTTCCAATCATAATTGCATCTGCTTTTCGGCCTGCGTCTTGCATTGCTCCGCATATTCGAAATATGCCGCGAACTCGTCCGGCTTGGTATCGCGCTGGCGGAGAATCGCCAGCTCGTCGGCGACCGAATACCGCTCTCGGATGATCTGTTGCACTCGCTGTTCGTAGGTCGGCATCGGGACGCTATCGACATATTCCGTCAAAACAGGGCGGCCTTGCTCATCCTCGGTAATCATCATACCTGCGGCCTGCCCGTCGATCAGTTCCAACCACCGTTCGTCGGTGATCTCGACACCGCCCTCGACGGGTTCGTCATAAAATCCTTGTTTCCAGTATTTCATAGCTTTCTGTATTTTATTTCCAGCGGCCGATCACCAGCCAATGGACGGTTTCGGTGGTGGACGAGAGGCCCCCGTTCTTTTCGGTGAGGTTCGCCCACCGCGATTGGTAGCGTAAATATTGGGCGGTCAGTTCCACATACGACGCGGCGGTAATGACGTTGCCGTTGCCGTAATAAGCCGTCAGAAAGCATCCGAACGGCTTTGCGATGAATGCAGGACTGAAGTAGTACTGATACGCCCCGCCGGGG